CTTCACTACAGGCACCAGAGTAAATAAATTTACCGTATGGATAAACATAATCGGTATTAATAATATAATCATAATTAATTTCTTGATCACTATCATCACCAATAGATCCATAATTAGTTGAGGAACCAGAAGTTATAATATCTCCAAGATCAACAGAGGAGAATGTATTGATTGAAGAACCAGAATATCTGTGTGTATATTTGTTCGTAGATCCACCATACACATAATTAATACCAGCACTGGTAAGTACCAGAGTAGTATTCGACGAACAGGAACCACTGATTGTGAAGAGATCAGTAGTTTCTGGTTGTTTTACAACAATAGATTCTGTTTGTGCAGATCCACCAAACAATCTTGTAGTTCCAGAACCAGAATTAATGTATAAATGATTATAATAAGAATCTGCAGATCCAGAAATAACTCTGAAACCTTTATATGGAAGATCAGATTCTGCTACAATTAATCCATAATTAATTCCAGAAGTTGCTCTTGTATCAATTGTTTCATAATCAATTGTAGATCCAAATTCATTAACACTACCGAGATTTAATGTCGTATAAAGATCTTCCGATGATGTAACAAAAATATATCTTCTTGAGAAAGAATTAATTGATTCAGAATTGGAATATGCAAAACCAGATCCCGTATAAGGATATGTGGTATTAAATCTGACACCACAAGATCCAGTGACAGTAAATAATCCAAATCCTTCAGTAGGAATTGTTTGTGGAGTTGGTTCTGTAAATGTGACAGATGCAGATTTAAACGTATTAATTTTACCAATTCCAGTATACCCAAAGGTTCTGATAACAGGTTCAGAACTTCCAATAATATTTGTGAGATTTTTACCATCACCAACACTCTTATCTACAAGGTATTCATAATCATATGCACTCGTAAATACATTAATTACTAGACCGTAATCAATAGTGGATGCATACTCACTAATTACCCCCAGATCAATAGAATTAATACTAAATGGTTTTGTTTTATAATACTTGTATACAAATGCCTCATTGGCACTTCCTAGGGCGTACAGAACGTCTGAAACAGTATATGTGTATATTTGATTAGTTCTTGGCTGAATGGTGTATGCGGCACCATAGATTGCAAACAGAGAGGTTTCTGGTTTAATTTCAATAGTATTTGTTTTTGACTGAGTAGAACCAGAAATAGTTGAGAATAATCCAGAACCTACATAATTTTTTGGTGTAGTTGTTTCTGTAGAAGAATTAAATTTATATGAACCAAATCTAAGTGGATATTCAAGTAATCCATAATCTTGATCAGGAGTTAATGCTTTATCTCCAACGAAACCATAATCAGAAGATATTGAATATGAATTTAAATCACCATAATTTTTATAATCTGGTACTGAAGTTTGTGTAAATGCTTTATAAGTGTAATTATGAGAATTTTCTGATTTGCCAAAAATTCCAAATAGTCCAAACCCAGATGGAGCTGGTATGACCAGAGAATATGTACCAATACTATCAAAGGCAAATAATGTTCCCTCTCCTATAGTAATTGGAGAAGATGAATTATATTCTATACCACTTTTAAAAATAGAAATAGTACCAGATCCATTATAGGATGGTACGAAATGAGATTCTGTATATGAAGAGAGTAATACAGTACCAAATGGATACTTATATGATTGTACTAAATCATCAGCATAATCAATTCTATTTACTGCTGTTTCTGATACCGCACCGTAATCAAACGCATTTGTAGTTGTAGCGTAAATACGTCCATAGTCAGTGGAATAAGGTGCATTTACAGTAGTAGAATTATAATTATATGTAACTGGACCAGTGATTAGTGGTAATGTACCACCATAGTAATATTTTGATGTATCTGCTTCGCCACTAAAGTCAATATTTGCATTTCCAATATAAGCATTTGTGTGTCTTGGTGGTCCCGTAATTCCAGGAGCAACAATTAAAGTAATATCACCACCTATTTCAAATAAGGTGCCATTACCTACCCAAGTAAAAATTACATTATTTTTTGATTCATAATTATACAGATTAATATTTACTTTAACATTATTATTATAAGATGCAGAAGATTGTGAACTTCCTATTGTTTTGAATACTTTATCTGTATATGAAATATCAATAAATCCATAGTTTGCATATTCATATGTGAATTCTAATGAACCAAGATCAATTACTACATTTGCAGATTCATTAATTGTGTAGTAATCTACAGTTTGTACAATTTGTGGTGGGTTACTTTTGTAACTAAAACTTAAATTGAATACAGAATTCCCTACGGGCGAAAATACAACTTCGCCTACTTCAGAATTAATTCTGGAATCGTAGGAAAATACTGCCATTAATACTCTCTATTTAAATTAAAAGGGGACTACCGTAGTAATCCCCTCAAACTGAATAATATAAGTAATAAGATCAAAAATCAGTCAAGGCTGACATTTAGAGTGATCTTGATTTGGTCACCATTGTTTTGAATTGGGTATGGACCATTTGTGAATCTTTCAGCGAAGAGAATACTAGGTAGTAAAGTTGCATTACCAGCACCTGCAAGAGCAGGAGTTGTTGTGAAAGATGTTGATGAGCTAGTAAATACTGTGTAATGACCAGGATTTACTGTAGAACCACCAGAACCAGCAGCGATATAAATTACATCACCAACTTGAAGATTGTGTGCAACAGCACCAGTAGAAACTGCAGACCAGTTAAGATCAACACTTGAGTCAGTAGCAACCTGAATGTTATCAGTCAAGTTAGAAGACAGATAAATTCTTCTCAGAGCAATATCAATACCAGTAATTGTAGTACCAGAAGCAACAGCAGTGTTACCTGTTACTCTTTGACCTACTGTAACATCATCCATTACTTGAGCAACGTTAGGAAGAGTGACAAAGTTGTTGCCAACAACACCAATACAAGGATTGCTGTTATCGCCTTTAGCAACAGTTCCATTAGCAGTAGAAGTAGCAGCATCTGTTACTCCTTGAATCGCAACAGGAAGATTTTGTGCTCTAGAAAGGTAGTAACCAAAAACGTTACCAGCAGCAGCAGTAAAAGTGAAAACTTGCTCTGGATAAGTAGCAGTTGTCACACCGCCAGTAAAGTTAATAGGACCAGAAACAGTACCCGTGTTAGCTGTATTCAGTGTAATCACTGAACCACTTACATTACTAACCTTAGCACCAGAAGCAACACCTGTACCCGAAACAATATTACCTACGCTAACTGTACCAGTAAGACCAGTTACTGTAATCTGAAATGCAGCAGAAGTACCACTTGAACCAGTAGAAGAAGCGACAGGATCTGAAGCAGTTGTAACTGCCCAACGATTACCATTCAAAAGAATGCCATAGTTAGCAACATAATTTTGATCGGAACGGTTATTTACCAGTGCTGGATAACCAGTAGTAGGTGCAGAACCATAACCATTAGTATTGGTTGAGTTATATGGTTCAAAATACGCTGTAGCAGAAGGAACGTCACCTTCAGCAGGAGTCGTATTGGAAGTGAAGAGTTTCAGAACCAAGTTTCTTGGAATCTGATGAGTCGCATTCAGCAAAGTGCGAAGCGAATCTACTTCACCAATATTTGGGACTAAAAGAGCCATTTAAAAGTTCCTCCTAAGGAAATTGATTTTGTAATTAATTCAAATCTATTTATAATTTTATTTTCAGTGCAATTGAAAATTTATTAATCCCAGTCGCTGAAATAACATTATAATTTAAGATGTCTCCAGCGTTAAGAACTTTATTCCAAGCACTTAAATTGTCGCTGGTGTTTTTGTTTTGATTCACTAATGAGGGTCTAACACCCCCGCATATTGTAGTAACGTTAGGATAATCAGTATATGATGATTTTTTAATATCCAGAACTAGGCTGCCAATTTTATCGGCAACCAATACCCAAGATTCTATCACACCCGTCACATCAATTGCAAGACAACCCTTGTCGCCAAGAGTAATTGTACTTGAACCATAATCAACAACATAATTAATAGTTCTAGTCAAATCAGCAGTATTTGCTAAAGCAATACCGAAAAATGAAACATTACAAGGAGCAGTAGCAAATGTAATCTGACTCCCTGATACAGAATATCCTACGCCAGGTTGCAATATAATATTATTTATAGATATGATAAGTTGTTGATCATTGAGTGGATTATAAAGAATTCCGCCAACTCTAATATCAAAAGTTTTTTTGATACAATCAAATTGTCCAGACAAATTATCAATGGTTAAATTCTGATATTGAATTGACTTTGGCGGAGATTGATAATTAATACCAATCCTATAAAGATCTGGATTTTCTCCAGTTACCAAATAAGATGGTTGGTTTAACGTTACTTGATAATCAGACACTATGTTACTCCTGGAGTTACAGTAGCAATTCCTTCCACCACTCTTGTCTTAAGTGCAGATGGTGAAGTAAGCACAATATCATAAACATAACGTTTAGGATCTAATGTTGCAGTCGTTGCTGCAGACATTGATAAGGAAATTATACCTTTAACTCTATCAACAAATGCAACATTTAATGCTACAGAATTGCTGGTATAATAACTTTTTTTCATTTTTGCTTCTGCTGAATACCCTGTTAAATTCAGATACGAACCATCAAAATTTTTAATAGTAAACTTTGCAGAGAAATCTGTATTTTTCTCAATGACAATATTGATGGTTATAGCAGACATTTATAAAAAAAAACCTTCCTATTATTTATAAGGAAGGTCGGATTATTATTCTTCAGTTTCTTGTTCTGGTTCTGTCACTGTCTCTGGCGGTTCTAAAATATTCAGAGCTTCAAGAGCACCTTTAAGTTTAAGTGCCATTTCTTTTTTTGCTACCAATTGACTTTCAAGGTTGCCGATTTCGTCAACCACTGCATTAAATTGATTAGTAAAATTTTCTTTAAGTTCTTGTGCGTTCATAATTCTCCTCAAATAGATTGTAAATAAGTGGTCATTTTTTTAGCAATGTTATCCCATTGATATTCTGGTCTTTGTGTCATAGCAGAACACGCTTTTGCTTGTTTTGTATAATACTTTTTATCAGAATATAATTTATTTAATTTTTCCGCAATACTATCAACAGAAACATATGCTCTATCAATACCATAATTAATATCTTTACCCATAAAACAGATATCAGCCAACTCTCCACAATTCTCAAAAAGTTCAGCACTTGCTGCATAATTAGGAAGAACTTGGGGAGTGCCAGTTGCTGCCATTTCAAAGGGAACAAGTCCCCAACCTTCACCTTCAGAAGTATTAATTCCTACATCGCAAGAATTGTAAATAATATTTAAAACTTCTGGAGTAATTT